CTTTCTTATTTGTCCTTCCATTGCAACGAGTTGATCCCATTTTGACTTGCCCATTGTCAAAGAAATCCACTGCTGTAGCTCATAACGCTGCTGCTGTGCCTTTTGCTTGTTGGCAAAAGTCGTTATGGCCTCTTGCTCAACGCTTTGACCACCAAACAGCTTTTTAAAAATAGGAGGGTTCTTTGCTTCTTTTTCCATCTGATCAAGGTCAGACAGTGCGCCCATCCAGCGCGAAAGATCCGAGGCCATAGCCTCTATGTCCCGGCCTATGGCAAAGCCTTTCTTTAGCGCGCCAAAGGCTGCTGAAGCAGTCGCCATTGCAGATACTGGATCCATCAGTACACTTTCGTATCTTTATCTACCATTGCCGGCAAACAGTAAGATGTGATTTTTTGTCCTTGCTTGTGCAGCCGTTGTGCAAAGTACACGCACTCATCAACAGAACGAAAATACATGTCATTACTAACCAACTTACGTTCTTCACCCGTTTCAACAAATACGAACAGCAGAAAGACATGAATCAAGACTGTGTGACTGCGCCCTTGGTTCGTTTGCGCCGGTCACCCATGACAACGCCACAACCACGAGCCACCGCAGTCCCCTCTACAGCCTTCCCTCGAAAAGGTCTTTTTGATTTTTGTCTTGTGCCTTCTGTAAGCTCGACTCCTCCGTCTGCTCGTTTGCTTTTCTTCTTTTTACCGCCGGTTCCGTAGTTGGCTGCACCGACTTTTCTGCATTTCGCAATGGCGCCGCTTGCGTACGCCGACGGGAAAACGCGATATCTCGCTTTAACTTTGTGATAGCATGCATCTTTAGCCATTCCTTCGTTTCCTCTTACTGGCGCAATACGCTTTTTCACTAAACCCTTTAGGCCGTTTGCAATTTACTTTTCCCTTACGAGCCTTGGTCCATTTTTTCTTTTGTGGGGGCTTGGTTATCTGCTGCCTCATTGAACCACGCGACATCGCCATTTCTTTGTCTCCGAACGTAATCTTCCCATAAGGGGGTCAACATTTTGTGATTGGATTCAACCTTGACGACAATGACCGCCGTGCGCTTATCGACCTCTATCAGTGTCGTGAGGATCCAAACCACAAGAGAAAGAGCCACGCCCCCAAAAGTAACAAGGCCGGCTTTAACCAAAGTTTTTTCATCTAGCATTTCCACCTCCGCCGTGCCTGACGTAGCCGGCTGTTCGGGTTTTTTGCAGCCTTTGGAAACTTCTTCATTTGTCCCGCAGAACGAGCGCAGAAAGACTTGCGTCTGTTCGCAGCCTTACTACCCTTCTTGACTTTACCCGTCACTGCTGTCTTGAGTTTGCTACCAGGGTTTGCACGGCGATATGCCTTTACCCCAGCCTCAGTCATTCCCGCCCCAGCTTTTGTGGGGCGGAAATTCTTTTTGTTTCTTGGCGGCATCTTGCTGGGTTTACGTGCCATGACGCTACCCAAAGAATGCAGTTATCGAATCAACATTCGTCAGTGTTACGTGACAACCGTCTTCGAAAATTATCCCATGATCTGGAACAGTGATCTGAGTGTCATCTCCTGCCACAAAAGTCATGGTTAATAGGGTCGTACCAGACCCTCCACCACTTCTGAAAACAGCAGCAGGGCTACCACTGCTTGCACTTCTAATGACAAACGACTTGAGTCGAGTTCTTCCGCCAAGCAATGTTCCTGTAGAGGTCGCCGTTTTAGCAATAATGGAACTTGCCATTTCAAACTTCCTTACTAGGCTTCGTAGCCCATCATCTCGATGAAGAGTTTGCCCGCAGTATAATCGGCATCAGTGGCCGCACCTGTTGTCAGGTAAAGGAACTCATCCGCAGCCGGAACTCCGGTGAAGTACACTTTGCTGCCAATCGTTGCATCGCCTGCATTAACCAGAAGTGTCTCGGTCAAATCAGCGATTGCTCCATCCTCAACACCCGTGCCTTCTGTCGCGGAATGAATGTTGATATCCGGATCGCCGCCAGCAGGTGCCTCAAAACACTCCATGCTACCTGTCAAGATAGTGCCGTTCTTTGCGGCTGTGATCTGACCAATGTGACAAACCAGTGCCGTACCGTTAACCCCGATGATATCACCAGAGCCGGTTGAGCGCAGACCTGTAAGGTCAATAAGAATACGGGTAGTGATGATGCCGCCCATACGCTGTACGGAACTGCGATAAACGGTGCCAGAGCCGGTTGTAATGCCGGTGCCGGCCTCTACAGCCATTGTGTTCGCATCAAAGGAGGACACACCAGTAGAACTGATGCTTGAAAGAGTGGTGAATGCTCCAGTAGTAGAGTTTTCACTTACAGAGGTGAAGCCGCCTTTCGAACGAACTGCACCTGAAAAAGTAGTATTAGCCATTTGGTACTCCTGTCTTGGCTAGTGTCAGACCCACCTCGGATCTGTCAGGGACGTATCTATAATACTCTAAAAAAAAGGGGGCCGCAATCGCGGCCCCCAGTCGGGGAGGATTTTTCCCCTTCGTTACGCGCCGGGTGAACCGAATACGCAACGCGGGTCTGAGAAGCCGAACGAATAACGCTCACGAGCCTTGAACCGCATGTTACCGGTGTCGAAGTCCGGGTCCATATTGGTTGACAAAGGCATACGCTCAAAGTGCTTGAGGCCGTTTGGTGCGTCCGTCTTGATGAAAAACGCATCAGTGTCGGTCAGGTAGTCGTTGACTACATAACCTTCCGGCAGCATGCCCATGCTCTTAATAGCATTAACATCGTTGTCGGCAGTTCCAACACGAAGGTTCGATACCAGCAAGCGTTCAGCAATAAACTGAAGCTGACGTGGAATAATCATCTTCATGCCACGCAGTGCGATAACAAGGCCACGCTCATCGACGAAACCAGCAATGCTGATAAGAGCGTCTTCAAGAGAAGTCTCGTTAAGGTCGGCTGCTACTGATGGCTCGTTGTTGAAAGTGCCACCACTGGTAAGCGGATGCGAAGCATCACAGAGTGCTACACCGTCGCCGCCGGCAGTTGCGCCTGCGGTGAAAGCGTTGTTAAGGACGGAAGCGGCCTTAACGTGCTTTGTGTGAGCCATCGAACGAGCGAGGGCACGGGTGTAACGTGATGCCAGACGGTCGTACAGGTTGTCCTCAACAGCTTCCTCGGTGATCGAGAAACCCATTGCGACGGTCTCGTGGGTATACCGTGCGGTATACGCCTCGTTTGCGTCATCGAACGAGATTCCAGCGCCTTCGTTTTTAACGGGTGCGGCACCAAAACCTGACAGCATGACCTCTTCTTCGAATGCTCGGTCGGAGCCTTCGGTGTCGAAGATTTCAGCATGCTGACCCTCGTAGCGACCATATTCCATGCCAAAGAGGGCATTGAGACCAGGCTCAAGTTCTTTGGCGAGTTGTGCGCGAGAAATAGCCATAACTCACTACCCTCCTTACGAGATTCCGCCTTCAGCAGATCCGCCAGTGGCAGGTGCTGTAAGGGCGTGGTTGTTGATCATCACAATCAGCGGAATGCCGGCAGCGGTGAAGTCAGCGTTTTCTGGATCATCCATAATACCTACGATCTTCAGCGGGTGCGAAAGATCAGCAGCATCTACGGTTGACACATCTAGCTGTGCTGTCGAAATACCAGTGGTTGTATTACCATTTGCTGCGCCTTTGCTAGACTCAGCCGAGAACTCAGCGCTCTCGAAAATGGCGGCGATTGCTGTCGCTTTGTCAGTAAGGGACGCGTCCGAACAAACAATGAATCGCTGCATCGGATTGTCGTACACATTCGCAATTATGTCGAAATTTGTGTTCGCACTTCCCGACCCAGGCCAAGTGTTCGAAAACTTCTTCTTACCGCTGGTCGCGTCTACGTATTCACAGCCAGCAAACACGCCGATAAATTTCAAGGTATCACCGGAAGCAGAACTGGAGACAGCAATGGTGCCGTCATTAGTTGCGATAACCGGAGAACCTTGAAAAATCGCGCTTGCATCTGACTTAATGTGATACGCATTAGTACCGGAAGTAGCTGGTGTGCTACCTGCGGTATTAATCGGCTTCATGCCGAAGGCAACATTTGAGTTTGCCATTGCTCTACCTCATTAGGTTAGGAGGAGTCTTTTCCTCCGAAAGTTACACGACTTTGCCTATCGTTGTGGATAGGCATCGAGGGATGTTGTTCCCTCATAAGGTTTTCGTCAACGGAACGCATCTGATTGCGGGTCTGTTCCCGATAGTATTCAGTTCTTTCTTCGACCGTTTCCTCTGGAATACGACACAGCATTAAGCCGCCTACGCCGATAATTCCAGCATCCTTGCCTTCCTCAATCACTGGATAGCGATTTGCAAGATCGGGGTACTCGTCAGCACGTACCGGTTCCCACCCCTCACGGAGCTTTGCGTGTACGTTGGTTTTATCGTCTTCACCACGGATGTGGGTTCTGACCCAACGATGCTGGTAACCAGCCGGTGCTTCAGGTGCCTCTAACTTGGAAGGCGGAGTCCAGGGCTTGCGCCGCTGGGTGTTTGCGCGACTCTTTGATTCGCGTGTAGTTCTTTCAGCCATGTCTTACTCCTTTACGTACTTGGCATATTCCTCGAGCGGAACATTCAATCGTTTCGCAATCGCAATCTGCGATGGAGTCAGTTTGACTGTTCTGCGCCCCTTTGACGACGACTTTGAAGCCGTGGACCCAGCAGAAGCGACTCTAGGTCCAGCATCGCGCTTTGTTTCCGCAAACTTCTGCGGGAACTCCGTGCGAACACGTTTGTCAAGTTCACTATAATACTCATCTGAGGTGGGGTCAAACCCCTCTTCTTCAATAAGTTGGCGATGAATACCGAAAGCTGCGTAAGTCATGGTTTGATCGTTGCCAAACCAATCGTTTTTAGATGCCCAAGCTTCGGCCTTCGGGTCCGGTTGTGCGGGCTGTCGAGCTTGTGCTTGTGACTGTGGTGCCGCCTCTTTGACAGGCTGCGTTTGTCGTTCTTCGTTTCGGCGCTTGGCTTCTTCGTACCGAGCTTGCTCCAAAGCAATCTGACTAATTCGCTGTTGCGCTTCAAACATCGCATCAGCGTTGCCTTCGTCATAGGCTTTCTTGTACGCTTCTTTAGCCGCAACGGCATCTGACTCAACTCGGTTCCCAAACTCTCCCACATAGGACTGGTCTAGTTTGTCAATTCGAGCACGAAGCTCATCGTTCTGCTCTTTGACAGCTTCCGCGTACTCAAGCGCAGCTTGCCTCTGACGTTCTTCTTCTCGAAACCTGTTCGTTAGCTTTGAGATTCGTTTCTGAACAGATTCAGAATATTGTTCTAATTCATCTTCTTTTGTCTCTGCCCCCGCATCTTGTTCGGCCTCTGCCTGATCAACGGGAACTTCAACTTGTTGCTCTTCTACTTCAACTTCAAGTTCTTCTTTTTCAGCAAGATCGTTTTGCATACTATGCTCCGTATGTCTTGATATCGTCAGGATCGACGATTGTTGCAATGACTTCATCGTCATTGATGATGCGAACCTCGCCACCTTCTATCTGGAAGCGCGATCCGGCGTAGCGACCAATACAAACCCAGTCGCCTTCTTGGCACCACGGTGCGGAATCAGGGCCAAACTTGTCTGGATCTTGATATGCCAGTGGTCCTAACCTCACAACATAAGCTACAACAGTAGCTCGTGCCTCTCGGTCCTTGGCTTGGTCGGGAACGTATATTCCACCCTCGGTTTTAGCTTTACCTTGATAAGGCATAACAAGAATCCGCCAGCCTGTGGGCTGCGGGACTCTGTCTGTCATGGGTTTCTTGGAGGCTTCTTCTTCAGCTTTTTTCTTGGCTTGCTGCTGCCGGAGGACGTGATCAGGGACTAGAAGCGTCGTCATAATTCACCTTTTTTAGCAGGGCGCGTAACTCTTCGATTGAATAAGTGATGCCCTGAATCTCACCTACCATCGCACGGTAGGCTTCCATGTCAGAAGCACCACCACTGGTTATTGATAAGCTAATATCATCTACTCGAGTTTGCAAGGTTTTCTGATACCTTGAAAGAAAATCAACGATATCCATTTAGCCGCCTACCTGCTCTCTGGCCCTTTTCAAAGCCAGCGCAGGAGGTACGCCCTGCGCTATAAGTGGAATCCTTATAGCGTCAATTCGAGCATCTCGTTCTCTCATTTGTGCGACATCAGTCGGTTTAAGCATGGATTGAAGCACTCTTGCAAAAGCAGGGTCATCCGACCTGTCTATAGGTGCCGCCAATCTGGTTCCCAAAAGTTCTTCCCCCACTCCCGCTGTCAAATCTGTTGGGGCTGTTGAAGTCGGAATTGTTGCCGAGAGACGATCTGGATAAAGCTCATCATACGCGTCCTGGAAAAACTCCATGCGCTGGGCTACATCTTCAAACTCATCTATAGCTCCCCCAAGCCTATCCGTTGCTGAACTAAGCACCGACTCTCTGGAAGCAGTAGCGGGTGCTTCTAGATTAGGGATGTAGTTAGGAATTCGTCCTTTACGCGTTTGAACAACCCTGTTGTCCGAAACAACAGGAGGTGTTGTCATCACGTCATCAGTAAATATCGGACGATAGGTAGACTCTGGTACAAGACGCGAGACAGGAGGTGTCGCCAAGATTTCTGCCGCTGTAACAGGAACTTGAGTTTGCACCCCAGTCAATTCTTCAAAGGCAGCAGCTTCGTCATCTGACTCAAAGATACCACGATCTACCGTTCCTCGAACGGCAAATGGATCATACATTTCTGGATAACCATCATAGTCTACTGCACCGCTTGCCCCTTGAGCATCCGTGGTAAAAGGGGTGAACACATCACTGATTGAGGGCATCGATGTTGTAGCAGGTGTAACAGGTGTAACAGTACTTGGTGCAGCTTGAACAGGAGCCGTGCCCATTGCAGCATCAACACCCTCTGTGCTGTAGTTCACGCCCATGTCGTCAAGCGTTCTTAATCTGTTTCCGCCACCTAAAAGACCTTGAATAATACTAACACCGGGGATGAAACTCGCTAAACCAGCAATTCCTCCACGAGGTGTGGTGGGCCTGACAGCAACTCGCCCCATAGGGGTGTCCGAGCCTATCTTTAGTGCAGGAGCATAACCTGGAACACGCGGACCTCTGCCACCTCTTTGAGTCCCTTGACCACTTACAAGACCCCGGTATTGATCAAAGGCTTGTCTGTTTAACTGGGCAATTCGCTGTGGAGAAAGCTGATTTCTGTAGTCAGCTTTTGCTCCAAAAATACCCGCGTCACCGTATGGATTAAAATCGGAACGGCCCGTGGTGGTCAAAAACTGCTGATAATCATCCTGCTCGTCACTGCTTATAGCGACCTCTGGGGTCTGACTAGACAAGTCAATTACGTTTGTTGTGCCCCCAACAAAAGGACGGTCTTGAGGAATCGGACTCGGTCCCCGATCTTCAAACGACATCCCATAGTAACCATTTGCCACTAGTACACTCCTGAAAACTTAGTGCCCCTGATCGCGGCACCCGCACCACGGGCTTGCGAAGGCATATCAACCTCTACTCCGCCCATAGCTCTACTTTTACGCTTCGGTGTCTGGTTAGTAGAACGACCAGAAACTCCACCTCTTCCGTCAGTGCTTTCGCCTTTGTTTTTCTTCTCATCTTCTTTATCGACATCGATTTCCGTGTCTTTCGTCACGATGTCAGCCATACGACCTACGCGCGCAGCCTCATCTCTGAAAGACTTGTTTATCTTATCAACCTCGTTTTGAATGCTCGAAAGGGTGCTAGAACCACCCATCTGAAACTCAACAGAATCCAAGGTCTCGGCCTGACTCGCATGCGTCTTTGACGCTTTCTTCAGTCCCTTGGCTACCTTGTCTACCTTCGTCTGCATCTTGTTCATGTTACTCTCCAATACCTGAGAACCGCCATCCTTGCGCCGTCGGCCCTCCTCAACAAGATTCTTGGCTTTACCGTAACCTATACCAAGGTCACCTGCAAACTGCCTAATACGTGGTCGTGCCATCTACTTAACCTTCTCTTTTTCGTGCCCCAGCCAGACCGCAAATGCACCTGTCATGGCCCCCGTGACTACACTCACTAACCCGGCTTGCGCTGGCGTAGGGTCTGGCAATGTCATAAACCACTCCACTACTCGCCAAGCCGATATTGACATCATAACCATCATTAAGCGAGGAAGTATCTTCCAACGCAGAAATCTTTCCATTGTGACTTCGGCCACGGTTCTTCTCCGCTTGTTGTGAGGTGGTACGATTGTGCATATCCCACATAATCATCACTTCTTACCAAAAAACTTGGTAGCACTACGTACGCCAAAAGAAGCAGCAACAATAACACCAAGGGAATACTGATACCAGTCGGGCATCTTATCCAACTGTTCAAAACCATTTGCTACTACACCCTCCATCCCCGGAATAAAGCTCAATATGAGTGGGACCGAGAACAAGATTACAAGCCATTCGTCCTTCCAAGACGACTGACTTCCACGAGCCATTTCAAGATCCCAATCAATCTCACCCGTGGCTTTCTTCTCCATGATGACGGCTTCAGCCTTGGCCTTGGCAACCTTTGCACCCGTCTCAGCCTTGGTCTTTTCAACCTTACCTTCCAACCATGTGCCGGCTAAAGAGGCAATCGGACCTATCAATGCTTGAATCATTTGTTTCTCGACAATGCTGCCTGTGTGTTGATGCGGTAGATGTTTACATCGTTTCGTGCATCCGCAATGTTCTCTTGCAGCCCTTGCCGCTGTTGCGCCAACTCGTAAGCCTGTTGCAGCTTGGCCTGATCAATCTGGAAATCCATTTGATCATTCATCATTTTACGTTGAATTTCCACCTGCGCGTTTTCAAGCTCTTGCTGGCGTATGCCTACCAACGGATCTTGATTCTGTGCCGGCTGAATCATTGGCATGATCTGCTGCATGATCTCACCAGTCTGCTGTGCTACAGCGGACTCAATTACATTTGGATCAGGCTGTTGTGGCGTCTGACCTTGCGCCATAGCCTCCTGCTGCGCGCTTTGGAAGAAGGCTACAACTTGGTCCCTCGCAAGCATGCCTACGTGCTCCTGCACATGAGACAACAGCAACAGAAACGCCTGTGGGCTAGCGCTTGCCGCAGGTGACGATAAGAACATAGCATGCGCCACAATGTGCGCTTCATGATCCTGTTGTGGGAACACCTGCAAAGGCTTGGCTTTCACCGCGTTTGAGTTTTCAGTGGCAGGGTCTACAGGTGCCGGTGGTGGCGGCGGCGGTAGAATTGCATCAATGTTCTTGATGTCCAACGCATCGTACATCCGGCGATACGCCTCATACATATTATGCATTTGTGGGGCTTGCGAAGCCAACTGCATTTGAGTTTGAGCCAACGACAAACGCTGCGACATAGAAAAGATTGTCGGATCTGACACCGGAAGGATGTCTACACGACCATCAAAGTCCTGCTGCATAATTTCAGCAGGTACGCCCTGACCCACAAAATAAGGATACGGCACAGGATTGTCGGCAAAAACTTCAGCTAAAAGACGAAACTCATTCTTCTGACCATAATGCAGACGCTTGTGGATCGAGGATATGATCTTCGACCCCTGCTCAATCAGTGCAACTGTGGTTCCGACGGGGGCTTGGGAATTAACGTCGGAGATTTTTGCATCTGCGACTTGAGCGAACCTGCGTCCGGAATCGACAATAACGCCCAGTAGTTGAGCAAGTGTGCCAGAAGGTTCCTTGTATGGAAGGGGCATAAGAGCATTCCGAAGATCACCGCCGGGAGCATCAATATCACGGAACTCGCCAGGAGAAAGCGGCTCATCGTCGTTACGAATACGAACACCACGAGCCTTGAAGCCGGCAGGCAGATTCGAAAGAGTGCCCGCATCAACAAGTTGTCGAAGGATCGATGTCGCTGCACGGGAAAGACCCCCTATAGTATGAAGCAGGCCAAAGCCATAAAACCCAAACCCAGGCAGAAACTTATAGTGAGTGAAATATTGTCGCTTTCTGCGAAGCGGGTCCATCTCCCGATAGTTTCGCACCACTGAAAGAACTTGTCCTGAATCTTCATCCAAAGTGACAATGTAAGGGAGTTTAACGCCCGTAGGCTCACCTTCGGGTGAAAGATCCTCAAAGCCTTCAAGATCAAGCTCAGTGTGAATTTCAAGTAACGTATGGATGTCGTTACCATACGACGGACGAACGCCTTGCAGTTCGTTACCTGTTGCCCTAATTGAACTATCATCATCCTCTTCTCCAGCCTGAAGATCAATGTCCCGATACACGTCCGCAACTTGAAGCTTACGAAGTTCGTTCTCAGTCATCCGCACTACATGCGTGACACGTTCGGCTGTGTTCAAGTCACTCGCCGAGTATGGAACAATCAGATCCTCCGCCGGAACAAACTTTGAAACTGCTCGTTGCTTACCTGCATCAAAGTATACCTTTTTGAAGGTCGAACCTGTCAAAGGTAGATAAAACAACATTTGATCCGTGTCCGGATCATACTCTTCCATTACTTCGGTAATCTGGTAATTCATGAAGTCTTTGACACGCTGTGCCTGATCCTCAAGCATCTTATTCGCTGCGCCAAGAACCTGTGCCTTTACTGGGCCTCCAGCCGGCAGCATCTCCTTATAGGCTTGTGCTTGAAACTGTGTCACGGCTTCGCTCAACAGCGGATGGTGAACACCACTCGCACCAAGGAACGGCTCGTTGCGTTCTTCATAGTTCACACCAAGAAGCTTTAACCCCTTGGAAATAGTCTCTTCCCAATCTTCACGAGACTCTTTGTCATCATCAATCTTGTCTCGCAAATCCGATGACAAAGCACTAAGGGCTGAGTCGTCCAGAACCTCCGCAAGGTTTGCGTTATGCGTATACGGCTCGGCGTCTACCTCGACCATCTCCTCCATGCCGGCAAGTTCAATGCCTTCAGGAAGCATGTCCTCTTCAGGTAGCTCGACCATCATTTCTTGGGACAACTGATCCGCCGGACCACCAGCACCCATTGCCATATCAACCATCTGCGGAGGAAGGGCCATTAAAACACACCTTTGAACTTTTGCGGACGAGCTATCGGGCTAAAGCCTTTGACCATGCCACCGGCAGCTTTTTTGGCAGGCCCAATACGTTTGACATACTCGTCAAATGACATCGTCTCTGAGTAGTCGGTTTCACCAGGCTTGGG